TTTGAATCCCAAATGACATCTCTACTTGCAGCCGTTGGTCAAAAAAGAGGTAGGAAACCAAAAGTAGAGGAATAATATGTCATCGACAATGCTCGAACTCATGCAACAAACATCTAGTGAACTAGGTCTAGTTGCACCAACTTATGTCGCAGGCAATACTCAGCAAGATGTAATTCAGTTATTAGCTTTGATGAATCGTGCTGGTTATAACCTGATCAAAGAATACGATTGGCGAGCATTGCAAAAGGAATATCGTTTCTACACGCAAACGATTAGTACGACTGGTGATGGTGTAAATGGTTCTTACAATCTGTTAAATGTAGCAAACACAACAGGTTTAAGCACTAAATGGCAAGTAACTGGCACAGGAATACCACAAGATTGTTCTATTGTTTCTGTGTCTGGTTCTACTGTTACTCTTAATCAACCATTACAAGCAACTAATGTTGGTATAGCACTAACATTTGGTCAAATGGAATATGATTTACCATCTGATTACGAGACTATTACTGATAGAACTCATTGGGATAAGACAAAACATTGGGAAATGCTCGGGCCAGAGGATGCACAACAATGGCAATGGCTTAAATCGGGTTATATTTCAACAGGGCCACGAGTAAGATGGCGAATTTATGGCGAGTATTTTCATATTTGGCCATTAATGAACACACAGGAGTATCTAGGATATGAATACAGATCAAAAGGGTGGGCTGAAAGCTCAAGTGGAACTGTTAAAAACAGCTTTACTGCTGATACTGACACGACTTTCCTTGACGATACAATCATGGTGCTTGCTACTAAACTCAAGTTCTTTCAAATTAAGAACTTTGATACTACAAGTCTACAACAAGATTACGAAAGGTACTTGAGTGTAGCTAAAGCAAACGATAAGGGTAGTGCTACATTGAGTTTTGCACCTTATCCAAGCAAGGTATTGATAGGATATGCAAACATTCCGGACACAGGGTATGGCTCATGATTCCACAAAAGTTTAGGGCTAAGACTGCTAGTATTCCATCACCTATTGGGGGTTGGAACGCTAGAGATTCATTAGCTAATATGGATGCTATGGATGCTGTTACCATGAATAACTGGTTTCCTACACCTACAGACATTACTTTTAGAAAAGGCTACACAAAGTACTCAATAGGTATATTAGGTAAAGTTAATACTTTGATGAATTACTCTAGTCCAACAGGTAATAAACTGTTTGCAGTAGGTACTTCAGTTATTTATGACGCATCTACAAGTACAGCAACAAGCGTATTTACAGGATTAACTAATAATAGACTTCAGTTTGTATCTTTAACTAACTCTGGTGGTAGTTTTCTAGTAGCGTGTAATGGTGCAGACCCAGTTCTAGTCTATAACGGAACATTTTGGTCTTATGTAGCTACGACATCGACTGCACAGACTATATCCTCAATAACAAAAAGTGGAACTACTGCTACGCTTACGACAGCAGCCAATCATGGGTTAGTAACAGGTAATCAAGTCACTATTTCAGGTGCGACAAGTAGCGAATATAACGGAAATTTTAGAATTACAGTTACAGGTGTAACGACATTTACTTATACGATGGCAAGTACCCCTGCAGCCAATGCAAGTGTAGTAGGAACATATACAGTTTTAGGGATTACAGGAGTTAATTCAAATACATTTATTAATGTCAATCTCTTTAAAAACAGACTGTATTTTACGCAAAAAGACAGTTTAAATTGTTGGTATATGCCTGTTCAAAGTATCGGTGGTGTAGCAAGTCAGTTGGATTTCGGTAGTATTGCAAGAAATGGTGGCTATTTACAAGCAATGGCAACATGGACAATAGACGCTGGCGAAGGTGCAGACGATTACGCTGTATTTGTCACATCTAATGGTGAAACAATCGTTTATTTAGGTACTGATCCTAGTAATGTAGCGACTTGGGCATTAAAAGGAGTATGGCAATTAGGTCAAACATTCACTAGAAGATGCTTTTTTAAGTGGGGTGGTGATGTTTTATTACTTACTCAAGATGGACTTGTACCACTTGCTAGTGCTTTACAGTCATCACGACTTGACCCTAGAGTTAATTTAACAGATAAAATTTATTATGCTGTAAGTCAAGCAGCTAGTCTTTTCTCAAGTCTACCTAATTGGCAGATTTCGTATTACGCTGGTGAGAATATGCTTATTTTGAACATTCCTACAGATATAGGGATGCAACAATATGTCATGCATACAATTACAAAGTCATGGGGACAATTTACAGGTATTGAGGCTTATACCTTTCAGATGAGCAATCAAGATATGTACTTTGGTGGCGATGGCTATGTAGGTAAGTTTTGGGACACATTTGCAGATAATGGTGCGAATATAGTCGGTCAAGTTCAACAAGCATATAGCTATTTCGAGACTAGAGGGCAACAAAAAAGATTCACAATGGTAAGACCTATGCTATTGACAGATAATGGTGTACCAACTGTTTTATGCAATGTATCGACAGACTTTCAAGAACAGAATAACTTAGGTGCAGTACAGTTTAACCCTGGTGCTTATGCAATAGGTAAGTGGGATACAGCGTTATGGGATCAAGCAACATGGGGTGGAACATTGACAATTAATAAAGATTGGCAAGGAGTAACAGGCATAGGTTATTGTGCAGGGTTAAATTTAAGTATTGCAAGTCAAGGAATTGAAGTGCATTGGACATCTACCGATTTCGTAATGGAAGCTGGTGGAGTTATATAGTTTTTTAAGAAAATCGAGTATAATTGGTACAAGACCGATAACTTGGTTTCTTTTAACAGGAGAGAGTTATGGGTTTATTTGATCAAGCGACATCACAGCCAATGCAAGGTTTAATGGGGTTAGGACAACAACCTCAACAAGGACAGCCTCAATATACTAGTCCTATGAATCAAAATCAAAGACAATATATAGAAAATCCAAGTGATGTAGCTAGATTTGCTGGATGGCAAAATTATGCAAATCAAGGTGGTACGCAAGGTTGGAATGATTGGTCTAGTCTAAACTATAATCAATTCGAACCACAAAATGATATGTTGCCTCCTATGGAACAACCTCAAGGCAATATGCCTTTAATGCGTGATAATTTTGGTGGTGGAGGGGTTAATTTTAATATTCCTAATGGGCAACCACAGCCTATGCCAAGTCCTCAATATCCAACACCAATAAGTTCAAATATTGATAATGTAACAGTACCATCTTCTGTGTTACAAGGTTATCAACAACCGACTCTTAACCCAATGGATGATGATAGCAATTATATCAATGGGATGTACTCCCCTAAAGGTGTAAGTTGGATGAGTAACCCTGAATATGCAAGTTTAGGTGGAGATATGATGATGACAATCTATAAGCAACCTGATGGAACTTATCTAGATTCATCAGGAAAACCTACAGATTATAGTCAATACAATCAAAGAATAGATTGGACACAAAACAGGGGTAATCCAACACAACAACCACAAGCACCAAATAATACACAAAACACAACCCCTGCTTTAAATCCTACACCACAACCTCCAAGACAACCTGTAGAACAAGAACCTATGCAACAGCCTATGCAACAGCCTAGTAATCCTGTAAATACTCAAACTGTGCAACCTAATTTCTTAGGACAGACACCATTTGGACAACCACAGACAGGTCAATACAGTTCTTCTAATCCTTTTGTACAAGCTGCTCAAGCTAATGCTCAAGGTAATTTAGCTGGTGCATTGCAAGCAACTGCAGCGAATCGTGTTAATCAACAGACACCTTTTGGTGGTTTGCAATATCAACAAACAGGTACAGATGCACAAGGAAATCCAATATGGAGTGCAAATCAAACTATTGCACAACCTTATCAAAACGCAATAAATAGCTTATCAGGTCAAATTCAACAAAACTTTGCACAACCTTTTGATACAAGTCAATATCAAAATCAAATGGTAGGAAGTACACCTCAGTTTCAAGGAGTAGGACAAGCACCTAATTTGCAAACATCTGTCCAAGGTACAGGTATGCAAGGATGGGATCAAGCGACTAATTTATTAATGAGTCGTTTAAATCCACAGATTAAACAACAGAATGAAGCTAGTGATGCAATGTTAGCTAATCAAGGAATAATGCCTGGTTCTGAGGCTTACAATCGTGCTAAAACACAAATAGCACAACAACAAAATGATTTATTAAATCAAGCACAATTAGCTGGTTCACAGATTCAGAATCAAATGTTTAATCAAAATTTAGCTGCAGGAACTTTTGGTAATACAGCATTAGGTAATCAAAACACCATGAATTTGGGTAATACTGCATTTAATAACGCATTAGGACAACAAGGATTTGCAAATCAATTATCAGGAACAGCAGCAAATAATGCAGCAAGACAAGCTAATTTTGGTCAAGGTTTAACTCAATATCAATTACCTACTGCATCATTAGGTTCATTAAGAGCAGCCACAACACCAGGCTATGTTAATCCTTATAACCAAGCAGCCGTTGCAGGGCCTGATTATTTAAGTGCATATACAAGTCAAAACGCTACAGATATTGCAAGAGCAAACGCTGAAGCAGCACAAAGATCATCTATGTTAAGTGGTTTAGCAGGATTAGGCTCAAGTGCAATTCTTGGTGGAACAGGTGCTAATAGTGCATTAGGTGGATTATTAGGATTAGGTAATCAAGGATTAACTGCATTAGGTAACACAAGTTTATGGAACTCATTATTTGGTGGAACAGGCCCTGCAATTACAGGTGATCAAGACTTCTTAAAGTCTATTGGTTTAGCTGGTTCAACTTATGGTTCAGGTACAGGTGGTATGCTTACCGATCCATTAGCAGGATTGTTTACTGGTTCACAATATCCATTTGCTGGTTATGAAGATTTCTTAGGATTCTAGGATGAGAATTGATTACGGAGGTGCAGTAATTCCTTGGTACGAAAGACCTCTTGCTGGAGGTTTTAACTACACATGGGAAGAAAAACCACCTGATCCTCCTCCACCTGAAGTTCAGCAATATATTGCTAATGAAACTTACATTCAAGAAAAGATGCAAGAGGGTGATGGTGGTATAGGAGGATTTTTAACTAATGTTGTAAATCCTATTCTTGATCCAATGGCTGCAGACCCTATAAAAACTGCTGCTATGTTAGCTGCTGCAGTATTTGCACCTGAGTTAATTCCTATTATTGCTGGTGCTGATACAGCTATAGCAGGTGGAACTCCAGAAGATGTCATAAAATCGGCTGCTAAAGCGTATGTAGGTCAGCAAATAGGAACTGCAATAGGTGGTGCAATAGGTGGTGAAAACATTGCCTTACCATCTGAAACACCTTATGTTGATTTACCTGATGGTGAGTTTTTATTAACTCCAAATGTTCCTCCTCA